GGTAGGCATAGGCAAACCAACCTTGTCGAGTATAAGCCCCTCAGTGAGCGGTGTCAAAATGTCCTGCACTTTGAGCGGCACCACCGCGCTGTCGGCTGTGTCCGCTACCATCATAAGGTCGCGCACCAGCAAAATTTGTGTCTGTCGTCCGGTCAGCATATTCTCGCGGATAATGCGCGAAGCGTCGGCGGCGGCATTGGGGTTCTCGCGCAGATGTTCTGCGGCGGCTACCTGCATTTTCATTTGCAGCAACTGGTTTTCGCGTGTGAGTGCCTTAAACTCGGTGTCCTCGGCCTCGGTGCGCTCGCGCTGCTCTTTTTCGCAGGTTTCGGCAATTTCGCCGATACGGTCGCAGTTGGCTTGGTACTTGTTCACCAGCTCGCGCACGTTCAGCTTTTCGGGTTTCTTCTTTTCCATTACTGAAACTTTTTAGAGGTTAAAAATTATATTAACTTTTGCGCGGCAGCGCGGCGCATTTCACGCAGCTGCTTGCGCAGTTTTTCGTTATCGGGTTTAGGTTCTTCCGGGGTAGGCTTTTCCACCTCGCGCAGCCCGGTGGTAAACTCGCGTGCCTCTACCGACGTATCGGGGTAGGTCGGATCAGCCGCCAGCGTAAAGTCATACACGCCGGTTACGCCCTTAACCGTATAGGTTATTTGCGTGGCTCCATTCACTACCTTTGCAGTGCGTTCTACAAAATCACTATCCCAGTATCGGGTAGTAAATGCGAAGCTGCACCCGGATATATCGCCCCGGCTTACCAGTTCTAAAGCTTCGTCGCCATTAGGCGATTTAGGCAGCTCCAAATTAAAGCCTACACCCTTTTCATCGACAAAGTAGGATAGTGTGCCGGTTCCTTTGTTGCTTCTACCTAAAATCAGCTGGCGATCATGGAACATTGTAAATTTAATGTCGCAGCCGTCTAACAATTCCTTTGTTATGGCTTCCGGCGCGATAACCTCGCGTGCCTCGCTGTCCTCGTCACTCCATAGGGGCGCAGACGGCGTATTAAACAGGATAGCATAACCGGTAATCGTGCGGCTGGGGGCTTCGCCCTCGGCCGCCTCACGCACGCGCAAATCGGCGCAGTCGATACGCAGGGTGCGTTTTACCTCGGTGTCTTTATTCCTTTTTGCTGTCATCGTCGTTATTATGTTTTTCGGGTGCTTCCGGCTCTTGCGGCTCTACACCTATTTCGTTTATGCCTCGCAGGTTTGCCGATACTAACGCAGTGTCGCCACCCTCTACAGGCGGCAAATTAAATTTCCTACGCACTTCGTTTAGGGTCGCGCCGATCTGCAAAAATTTGGTGCGGTAGTTCATCATGCCGTTAAGGTTGCTGGCAAATAGTTGGCTTCTGTCAAACTCAAATTTATATTTATGGCTCAAAGTAGGTGCCACCAGTTTACGGCGTAACTCGATCTCGATATTACGCAGCATGGGGTTTAACGTGTGGCTTAAAAAATCTACGTCGGCCTGTTCTACGCTTTTGTAATTGTTACTGGTATCGGCGTAAACAAACGATGGGGGTACACTGAAAAAGCGGCAAATCTCGATAACCGTAAATTTCCGGCTCTCCAAAAATTGCATATCTGTAGAACTTAGCGAAATCGGGCTAAAATCAACTTGACCCGGTAGGCTTACTACCCTTTCGCCGCTTTGAAATCTATTGTCTATGCTCTCGGCGGTCTTTGCCAGTTCTTTATCTTGGTACTCGCCGAAACCGCGCACGCTCTTATCATTGGAAACGATACCACGCACGTTACCGCCGTTAGCAAACCGGTTTTGTGTTTCTTGGTCGCCGGTGGCTGCTATGCTCATGGTGAGCCGGGCGTATGTAAGCACACTAACGCCCCTTTTGCTGTTGCGAAGCGTCAGCCCCTTAATGTGTATAATCTCGTCCTCGGAATATACGCCGCTAACGCCGTTGTTGAGATCGCGCACCGTGTAGGTGTCGTGTATTGTGTCGTGCATTACCGTGCCACGCTCGCACAGTGCCAGCCGGTCTAATTCCATGCTAACATGATTATACACCGGGACTATGTAGGCGTTACCGTCTAATAGTAGTTCTTGCCCTACTTGCCGCCAAAAGTCAAAAGCATTTAGCGCAAAATCAGGCTGCACGTTTAAAAGATAATCCAGCTTTGGGTTATTCGCGTCCGCGAAAATCTCACCTTTGCGCTTTAGGTATTGTAGTGGTAGGTTAGCGACACTTTCGCTAAGTAGTTTAACGCACCGAAATACAGTAGCGACGCACATAGCGGCTTGATCGCTATACACCAAAAGCGACGTAGCCCCGGTGCGTGCCGCGCTGGGGGCCGGGGTGTCGTCGCTTTGTGTTTCGCGCCGGAAATAGTTTACTATATTGTGCCAAAAACTCATTATACTACATAGTTAATACGCAAAGATATAATAAATTTTCGGGGTGTAAAAATCACTAAATCAGCACTTTATTTGCATTTATTTTCGATATTTTCTTTTATTTTTATATGCTTATATTTATTAAATGCTATTTTAAGTATTATTAACAATAATTAACGCAGTGAGTCTATAAACAGGCGCATACACATAAGTTTGGTAATTACGCCGTCTATCTTCTGTGTTTGCTTTCGCTTAATCGGCTTGCAGTTCTCCAGTTTGTCAAAGTCTAAGACTGCATTACCGAAACAATAATAGTTAATGGGGTTGTCGTTTATATGGATTTTTCCGGTTTTGGCCCCATGCTCAAAACTTTCTACCGGGGCGGTAAAATTTCCATAGGTTTGCTTAACCCCTATTAGGGTACTATCGCCGCCGACGGTAGCCAGCATATTTATAATTTCATTGCTTTTCCACGAATCATAGCCGATACCCAAAATGCGTACCAGTTCGCTAAGGTATAGAATGTAGTTAACGATTACCCGATAGTCGATAACGTCGCCGGGGGTGAGTATCAAATAACCCTTTTTAGCCCATACGCGGTACATCTTTTCGTTGGGGTGTCCGTCTAATGCCCCCTCCGGGAAAAAATACGCCGTGTGGAAATCGAAGCTATACCGCGATGCGTCATATAGCCCCAGCGTCACCGCGCTAAAGTCGTCGCTTTCCGACAGATCGATAGCTACCATAGCGTCCGGCCGCCCGGTTATAGCCTCCAGCGGCATAGGCCGGGCGATACTCCGGGCCAGTGTGCTACTTATCCAGCTACGTTGCTCATTCTCGGCATAGATATTTAGCAACTTGGTACGAAACGCTAACATACCCTCCGCGCCTTTGCGCAGTGCGTTTTTATACTCCTGTCGGTAAAACTCCATTTTTACCGTTACGTCCATGTGGGGCTGTACTTTGCGCCACGTCGTTTCTGCGTCCTCCGGGTCGTCTAAATCCGGCTCAAAAATATGGATAAATACGCTATCATCCTCAAATTCGCCCAGCAAAATAGCCTTATATCCTTGCAGCATTTCGTAAAATGGGCCGTCGAAAACGTCGGAAGCGGTCGTAATAATCACGGTTAGCGGATTATCGCGTACACCCATCGACGTAGTAAGCACGTTTAGTAGGTCACTGTCGCGTGCTTGGCTAAACTCATCCATAATAACCGTGCTGGCGTTTAGGCCGTCTTTTGTCCGGGCGTTGGCTGTTAAACACTGTGCAAAAGCCGTCCGGTCTTTGCGCTTGCTTTTTATCGTTTGCTCGTTGACTGTATAGCGGCGTTCTTTCGGGTCTAATTTAAACATACAGCCCCGGATCACGTCAAAGCATTTTTTAGCTTGGTCGCTACTGTTGGCCCCGGTGTAACTCTCGGCGTTTGCATCACCATATAGCAAATCATCTACGGCAAATGTGGCACTCGACGTAGTTTTGCTAAATTTGCGTGGCACAAATAACACCGCCTCGCGCACTACCCGGCGGCATCCATCCCAAAAGCCGTAGATACTGGCAAACTGGAATGTTTGCACCGGGGTTAGCGCGTATGTCTGCAAACCGGCTTTACCGGGAAAATGTAGGTTTTCATATAGAGTAAAAATCCGGTGTACCTCGGTAGCGTTTATGCCGTATTTGTCAGCCAGCCGGAAGTAACGCAAAACCGCTAACTGTTCGTAGAGGTTGTGCGCTTCCGGATTTTGTGCTACCTCCATAACGTAGCACTCCAGCCGTGCGTCAACTTCACACAGCCGGTAGTCGGCGATAGGCGTAGCGGCCAGTCGCTTTGTTACTTCGATCTTTGCCTGTCGTAGTTTATCCTTTTCTTCCTCTGTCATGCTGTAGGCTCGGTATTACGTTTTATGATAGTTGGCTTTTTCCGGGTTGAGTTCTTAACCTTTTTGGTTAGATCTACCAGCGGATCGTTATCGTCGGTGCCGGTCAGTTCCTCGACGGTCAGCCCTAACGCTTTCATCTGTCGCGTTACGCTGTCCTGCGCGTCTTTCTGTATCTTAAAAACCGGGTGAGGCACCAGCGTTTCATTTCCATATCGGCTAACCGACGAAATGGTAGT